CATGACCACCGACTACTCGCTGACTGAGCTGTCAAGCAAGGTCAACGGCAACCCTGCCGGTGACGGCAAGCCCCAGGCCTTCAAGCTCATCAAGTTGGTGCCTGCTGCTTCTAACAGCGACATCTAATCACTCTCTCGCCCATTCTGGGATAGTTCCTCCGACAGGTGGCTCCGATGCCATAGCAACAGGTTGTCCGCCTGTCGGCCTTCCCAGGAAGGTATATGATAACAGAAACGTATAACAAGTCACAAAGATACAATGAGCCTGCTAACGGACATCATATTTGTAAAGGCACTCCGCGCCGATGAGACGCTGATGGGGAAATTGGCCGCCGGTGATGTGTATAACACCACCATCGCCCTTCCTGATGAAGACCTCGACAACGCGCCGCTGCCTTATGTCATCGTCAGCTTCGACGGTCTCACCAACGATGTGGAAACGAAGGATGACCCCTACGAGGGTGATTCAGACAATGTGACCATATCTGTTGAGATTGCAGCTACGACACGCCCCGAACTTGGCGAACTCGCTGATGAGGTGCGCCGACAGATACACCAGTATTTTGTCGATGCCGATCCAGACGATGAAGATGCAGATTTGATTCCCGACGACTATCAGTTCTCAGCTTCAAGAGTCAAATACGATTCCATGAAGCCCTGCTACTGGCAAACGCTCACTTATCAATGTGACACAAAATCGGATATACTACAATGAAAGGTCAGAATCTTAGAATCATGATTGGATCACCTGCCTTGTGCGTGGCCTTCTCGACTGGATGTACCTACCATCTGTCAAATACCTTGGAGGATTCTTCAACCAAGGATGATGTTGGAGGATTCCAGAAACAGGAGGTGACGGGCGCGGCTGGCGACATCAGTTGTGATGCGCTCTATGCTGTCGGAAACGACGCTTCAGCCGTAAACGGAGAGGCCGCTCTGGATTTAGTGCTGGCCGGTCAGGAGGTAGATGTGGAGTTCTCACCTACTGAGGGCGACAAGAACCGCACCGCCACTGGAACGAAATACGTCTGCAAGGCCATCGTGAATGACATCAGCATCAATGCGCCTAACCGTCAGAACGTCACCTACACAATTCAGATGCAGATGAACTCAAAGCCAGTGAAAACAACTGGCTAACTCTCTCAGATACTTTTCAATGCCATTGCGATAATATTATTAAGTTGAACAATCCGCCCAGCCATGCCTCCACAGGCTGGCTGGGCATTAAAATTTCAAGGAACTATGAACCCAGAAAGAACAATCACAATCACACACAAGAACGCTAAGGGCGAACTGGAACATACGGAAGTGAAGATGCTCTACTGTGCAGCCTCAGAGACGGGATTCCAGTCGCTGTCTGGTGAGATCATCGACGTATTTAATCCCGAAATCGGCAAAGACGAGAAGGGAGAGGTCATCATCAAGTCGGCACCCAAGGCCACCGATATGAACTATATCCAGCTGGCTATCGCCTGTATCGTCGCCGCTTACGAAAGCGAAGGAAAAGAGCCCCCGATCACATCAGAGGACATCATGTACAATGCCACCCGTGAGGAGGTGGTGAAGCTGGTGCAGGCGGTGGTGGAGATGCGCACGGAATGGCTGTTTGTGCCCTCGACTATCCCAAACGAGATGAAGCCTGCTAATGATGGAGGAAAGCGAAAAAACGGGCAAACGCCTACGAAACGTTCAAAACGGTCGTAGGCGAGATCGGCATACAGCGCCACGAATATCTGTATGAGATGCGGTGGTGGGAAATCCTGCTAACCATCCAGGGCTATCGAAGGCGCAACGTGCTTCAGTATCAGCTACAACGTATCACGGCCTGGGCATCGGCATTCTGCATGGGGAATAAGAACAATGTGCAACCGCAGGATTTCTTGCATCTGTATATTGACGATTATATATCAGACGAGCAGGATGACGAGATCAGCGACGACGAGATTGAGGAAATCCGCAGGCAGATAGAGGCTGAGAATAAAGCCCGAGCCAAGGAACAGAAATAGGGGAGCCCGCCGGCTCCCCGCTTTTGTCTAACTCTTAAATTTAACTATGAACAGGTACAGTCGTCACGACTCACCATGTATGAATATCGTCATCGCCCCATGTATCATCGGCTGAGAGCATAAAAGATTTTGCAGTTCCGAGGATACCACCTGAATAGGCGGTTGTGATATTCCGTTTCAATGCCACATCTTCAAGTGTCACCTGACCAAGTGTGGATTCGTCGGAGGCTTTCAGTGTGGCGGTGATGTCGGTATGCCAGTCGGCTGATGGCACGAATCCGAATATCGAAATAGCAAGCTGTCCGCTGGTGCCTATATACGAAGACGGGATATTGACCTCACGCGGCTGGTTGGAAGAAAGTGCAATGCCGTTTCCGTTGGTGTAATCAATACCATAATACCACTGCGCAGGTGTGATGACAAACTTTGCAGCCCCCGTCGGCACCTCATCGTTGACGGTAATCCTGAGACGGGTAGCGACACGGCTGAGCGACACCGACTGCGAGGATGCCGACGATGGCGAAACGGTGACGGTGGTAGTCGCCCAGAAGGTGTCGGACGGCTTCACCCATGTAATAGTTCGAGCGTCAGTGTCGGTGGTTGGCGTGGTGCCGCGCGATGCGACGAAATAGAGGGTGTGCTCACCATATCCCATCGAAACAGACAGAACACCAAAACCTTCATCGGTGCTCGACTGATGGAGTGTCTGTTTCAGTTCGTCACCCACATAGTCGAACATCCACAGGTCGGTGAGGTCGAGTTCCGTCACATCGGCACGGGTCATGGCTTGCTGCGTCAGCACATTGCCAAAGGTGAAGGTGATGGTCTTCTGCTCCCAGCCCGTCGGCTTTTCGTTCTGAGGTTCATCACTGGTGCAAGAAATCATCGACAGCATCATGGCTGCTGCCAGACCAATACTTAACTTTTTCATAGTCGTTTGTTTTTATAGTTTTATATTTAAGGGAGGTCGGCACACATCACCGACCTTTATCCTTTTTAGTCGAGTCGCTTGATATAGACATAGCCGACGAAGAACTTGTGGCCATCGGTCTCATCTTCGCACGCCTCTATGAAGGCGGTGCAGCGGTAGGGGAACTCATTCGCAGCCAACCAGCACACCGTATCAGTCTGCCCGCTGGGAATATAGCCGAGGTGGTGACGGTCTTCAGCCACAATCTTGATAGCGTCAGGATCAAACTCGTTATCAGGTTCCGGCACGAGGGCACACTCCACGCGACCGACATAACGGCTGATGCCCTGGCGGTGGTTGATGCCTGCAATCTTGAAAATACGCAGATTGTCGTAGATTGATAGCCAACCGCCATCGCCACGACGCTCAGGCAATGGGCCGTTGTAGGTGCCGTTGTTGATGGCGGTCACTGTCAGATGGTCGCCAACAAGTTCAGCCTGTTTCAACGCCTCTGTCACCAAAGCCGGGTCGGGAATGTCCTTCACGTATATGCCGGACATACTTGCAGCCAGTTCAAGCTGACGCTGTTGGTAACTCTTTTCTTCTTTCCCCGAATTGGCGACGTACCAAATCATCAGCGCAATGCCGCATACGGCTAAAATTGAAAATAAAAATAGTGTCATAGTTCTGTATTTTTAGGGTTTAACTTGATTTTTCATTTCTTCAGCAATGCGCTCAAAGTCATCATGAATGTCAGCAGCCACGATCTTCGCATACCGCTGCGTCTGGGTGATATTGGTGTGACCAAGCATCTTCGAGACGTGCTCGATGGGAACACCATGTCTGAGCATCCAAGTGGCGAAGGTGTGACGAGCCATGTGGCTGTGCAGCGGTCGCTCAATACCGCAAGCCATCCCGAGAGCCTTCAAACATAGGTTGTAATCAGAGTTATCAAGGCGAGGCACCTGCCAGTTGTACCGCTCCAGTATAGCCACCACAGGCGGCAACAGCTGCGAGGTATAAGCCACGCCCGTCTTGATTCTCTCACCCGTATTCTTCCATGTGCCGTCTATCAGTTTATAGTCCGCAATGTCAAAGTTCTGAGTGTCAGAGTAGGCAAGCCCCGTGTAGAGCTGGAACACGAACAAATCCCGCGCCATCGCCATCTTCGATCCAGCCACGGGGTGCAGGCTCTCGAAAGCCTTCATCTCTTCATCCGTCAGATAGTCAATGCGCTCGCGGTCGCCACGTTTAAACTGTCCGCGCAGTCGGTCGTAAGGATTCTGCTTCAGCCTGTCAAACAATACGGCACGATTGAGTAAGGCTTTAAGACATTTATGGTAATTATAGATGGCACCGTCGCTGATTGGCTCTGCTGGTTTGCCAGCTTTGATGTCCGCATCCGACTGAGGCTTAGTAATCTTATGCAAGTAAGCATCCCACTTGTAGATATTCTCCACCGTGAGGTCTTTCCATCGCCGGATAGTATTAAAGTCATTCAGTCGTATTAACATCGTCTGGTAGTGCTGCATCGTACCTCCTGAATGAGTCAGTTGGTCAATCTGATCACGGCACCATTCTAAGAAGCTCGTGCTTGACTCATCGGCAATCAGCATCCAGGCGCGACGCTTGATGTCCGCCACGTCAATAATTCGACCATCCTCTATGGCCGCATTGATTTCAGCCTCTATCTTTTTATATAAAATGTTCAGGCGCGTGCGTAAGGTGTCGGCATCATGACGGTTCACAATAGTGTCAGCCTTCCACTCCGTCTTTCGCACTTTGATGCCTGTATTGATATAATAGGGTTTGCGGTCAACAGTCACGCAGACCTCCAGCGGGCCTTCCGAGCCTGCCTTGGTACGTTTCCGATGATCCCAAACAATATGTGTTGTTATCATACTTTTATCTTTTTCTATGGCTTTGTTTCCCCACCTGATCCCCGTATGGGGAAACACTTGGCAAAAACTACAGCCGAAATATACCGATTTTTACTTATTTTGCATTTTCACTTATTTCGATTCAAGGGTCGCAATCCCTTTTATTTAGGCGGTGGCCGCGCTTTTAGGCAGCAACCCCACCTCCATCCGTGTGATCCGTTTGGGATTGCTGCGTGAATAATGGGGTCATTGTATATATAGTAGGTCAACAGGCGTTTCCACGGCATCAGACGGGGAAACGGATGGAGGCAAACGGATATACTAACCACCAATATTACTATAATATATATATGTATCATACACGCACAGAATCCTTACTTTCTGGTTCTGCCGATCCGATGGGGAACGGAAATCCATTCATACTGTTTGCATCAATGATCCGATGGAGTTCCGCGATACGGTGCAGACGTTCTTCAGCAAGTCTTTCGAGGTCGGCTATTCGTTCATTTTTAGTCTGAATGATTTCATCCTTTGCAGCGAGTTCGCGCTTTAAGGATGCGATAGTCTCATCAGACTTTGCAAGCAGTGCATTGATATAACTGGAGAAGTCGGGCTGAAGCGGCTCGGCTTTTCTT